CCGCATACCAAAGATTGAGAAGGTGCGGTCTGTGGCAACATACTTTCCCCTAGCATCTGAGGTGGCGCCAGTACCAGTGTTGGATTCTTCAGGAAGTAGATAATCGGTACGAACTATTGGTATACCCATCCAATACATAATTGGCATACCAATCTGGTTCAGACCTCTGGTCAACAGGCTCAAATCACCATGGGTAGGTTCATCCCTACTTTCGGTATAGAAACCTCGCTCTGAGTAGGCAGCATCAATACGGATTCCTATTTCTGGCGGAACCCATATCTCATCACAACCAAATACCATGGCATCAATCATCCGCCTAAGCAGGCTGAGAGGAAGACCCTTATCTTCTGCATCAAGGTTGAGGTCTGAGTAGGCTACTACTGAATCAGAATTTGGTGTACCTCTCTCGGCTACCAATGCATGGAGACCATCAAACTGGGTTGGTGAACCTCCATAAGTGGTATCAGCATAAAAGATACGGTCACCTAACTTCCGCTTCAACCCTTTCTCACACTCCAATAACACCTGTGCCCTATAGTCGTTGTAGGTGCCATAGATGTTCTGGACATAGCGGTCTAGTTTCCTCTGGATGTAAATATACCTGAGGGTGGATTCCACCTCAGTGTAGTCTACATCCTCACCCCAACTCAACTGGTCACCAACAGATGACTCAACAACACCAGCCTCAGTGGTTGTATTTTCCCTTAACCACTCTATTTTTAGTCCCGTACCTGCGGCTTGGGCTACTGGCAACCTCTCTATAGGGTTGTTACGCTTAACATCCTCCTCAAAAACGCCTGGTATTTTATGGCTCTGGGTTAGCTTTGCGGCCTCAGATAAATCTTTCCAATGTCCACCTGAGCTTGCCATTAAACTTTACCTCCTTATGTTACTCTTGTTCTACCCCTCTTGGCATCATGCTCCTCAAGAATCCTGTTAGCTCTATCCGTTGGAGTTTCGGGAACACTTCCACCACTAGGGACACCTTGGCCACCATCATATCTGGCTGGTACTCCTTGCTTCTTGTTACCATTACCAAATACTCTAGCAGCTTCCTCAAGATTTCTGAGCTGAGGTAAAGTTTTGTCCTTTACAGCCTCCTCGGATGCACCATTATACATGATTAGGTTATGGCGTATCCGTCCGGTAAGTTCTTCCTCGAACCTACCAATACTCCCCTTGAGAGTACCATTTTCAGTCTCCAGCTCACCCACTCTAACCTTCTGAGTGTCATAGTCACCATATTGGGTTGTCAACTGCTCTTTGGCAGCCCGCTCCTGCTGAAGTAGGGTATGGGACTCATCCCTGAGCCGATTAGCCTCAGCTAACTGGGTATTGAATGAGGCTTTCTCGTTTTCCCAATCCTTTTCCTTCTGCTCAGAGCCACCTTTCACCGCTAACAAATCTGATTCCTTAACAAAGCGGACTTTTGCTCCTTCTACCGCCAAGTCAACAGAACCATCATGGTTAAAGGTAAAGTTCTCCATGATTAGACCTCCTTCTTTCAGTCTTACTCCTATTATATCACACTTAACATAATATTGTCAAGTTATGTAAAGGTATATAAATTATTAGTATAATAGTATTATATAATTAACTATATACTCTTACCAGTCTCCTTACATAACTGTCTGTAGGCTTCCTCTGCTAATGGAGTCTGGAAGGTGGTAATTCTACCCCAATAGTAGAGGACGGCATCTAGGAATGGATTAGCATATCTGAGGGCTTGTCTGGCATTACTAATATCGGAACGGAAATTGGATACCAGCTTTCTACCATTCTCCCTACGAGTAGCCTCTATCTCAGCCCTACGTTCTAGGCCAGTTCCAGTCTTAATCAGGTATTGATGTTCCTTGATTAACTTCTGTTCCTCTGGAGTGTATTCCTCTAGGATTCTCCCCCAAAGGGCATTGTAGGGTTTGATATATTGGTTGTGTTCCCTTCTTAACTGTTCTAGGCTGGTTGAATTCCTCTTTAGATAGTCCTCCCATTCTTCCTTATAATCATCAGGAATAGCCAGCTCTATAGCCTCTCTCATAGCCCAGAATTTGTCCCAATCCTTAACCTTCTCACCAGTTTCCTCATCTATCTTTTCTTCCAGCTCTATCTTAAAGTAGAGGTTAAGCAATTCCCTCATTGGATGAAGGACTGGCTGAGGAACATTATACTTTTTGTAGTAGTCAGCCCTATTATCTATGTCCATTAACGGATTTTCTTCTATCTTACTGTCCACATATTCTCGTTGTTTGGAGTAGGTGGCTGACAACATATCACCATAGTCCTGAGAGCCTATTCTACCAGCAAGGAAGTCTCTTTGTAATACCAGCTTTTCATCCAACAGTTGTTCACTATATTTCCTAACATCATCCCAAGCCAGCTCTATTTGATTAAGAATGGTTTGCTGCCTACCTGGTAATAGTGGGCGGACATTACCAATCCATTTATAGTATTCTAGTTCCTGTAATGTAGCTTGTTGGGTAGGAGACATCCCACCAACCATATCCCATAGACGGTAGCCGTGCTTCCTCAACCAACTCTGCTGGTCTGGAGTATAGCCAGTCATTTCCTCAATAACTTTGGCTGCTTCCTCATACATTTTATATTGCTCGTCAGTCCTCATACGGAACATGGCAAATTGTTCAAAGCCAGCTGAGTACCAACCTACCTCTCTACGGGCATCAGACCAAAGTTGTTGTTCCTCCTCGGTTAACTCCTTGTTCTCCTGCATCTTGGAGAATATCAGAGTGCCATCTCCACCTCTACGGGCAACTTGGAGGATGGTTAAATAGTTCCTGAATCGGTCTCCGAATATTCTGTCACTGATAAACCTAACTGATTCATTATCAGGATAAGCTGCTATCAGGAAATCCAATCCAGTCTTAGGTATAGCTGGCATTACCTCACCAAACTGGGCCTCTACACCACCAAATACCGCTAGGGGTATTCCTATATGAGCACCAGGATAGAAGCCATAACGGGAGAGGAAATCATTAAACTCTATGAAGTCTCCTGCCACACCAAACTCATCATAGTATTCTGGGAAGTCTCGTCTGGCTAGTCTGGTGGTTAGAGTACCATAGACTGTACCACGCCAAGGATTGTAATCCATGGCTGTACCTGGAATATGGACATAACCATAATCGGTGTTATTCTGCCAACGTTCAAAGCCTGTGAAGGTTCCAGGATGGCGGACGAAGCTGCGAGGTAGCCAGAATAGACGCTGGGATTCATAAGTCCAATACGGGTAGATGGTTTTCATAATGGCATCAAATACATTGGCATGGGTGTAGTCGGTGAATTCCTTGTAATACCATTTGTGGGCTTCATCCATAGCGGTTTGACGCATTTGGTTATAATCCTGAAATTTAGGTTTAATAACCCTAGCTTTAGGACTAACAAGTTGTATCTTCTTTAGTGATTTGAATGGAACCTCAATTTCTGGTGCTAATGGGCCAAATTTTTCATGAGGTACGAGTTCAACTGCATCATAACCAGCTTCTAATGCCTTGTGGGTCTCCTCCAGATAATGTTGTATAGCATCATCCTGCCATTCATCAGACTCTATTGGATGCTTGCTTACCTTGCGTAGTGTGGCATCCTTAGTAAAATCTATCTTTTTAATCTTACCCGTAAACGTAGTCCTTATAACCTTTCCACTCTCTCCTGCATACTCTTGCGCCACAGACCTTTCTCTAGTTAGATACGCATAATCCTCAAATCCCTCTCTTTTTATTCCTTCCTTACCTGTTTTGGTCGTACCATGGTACAAAATCTCTTCAGGAGTAGGCATTCCCTCATAAACCATATCCTCTACCTGGTTAGCTATATCATCCACATACCTACCTATCTCGGCTATTTCCTCATCAGGTAGTAGCTTCCCATTATATAACTGGTGTAGTTGGTTGTTTATATCCTGTAGCTCTTTTAGTCTAGGAGTCATCCAGTCCACTGTTCTAGGGTCAGCCTGCAAACTGTAGATAATTTGGTCGTAAACCTGTCCAACTGATTCTGGAGTAAAGCCAACATCATCAGGAGTTACATGGTTCATAACATACCTGGTAAATCTGGCTCTATCCTGCCTCAACATCATGGACTCCATTAGGCTCTTGGTTATGTCATCCATCCTAATCTGCATAACTGTGGCTATGTCTTGAGGAGCTAAGGCTCTATCAGTAACCTTAATTGGTGGTCTGGTAGGATACTTAACTCCTTGGATTTGTCCCATTTCTTTGGCTACTGATTGGAGTAGGTCGTCAAAGTCCAACTGCTCTAGGTCAAATCTATCCCAGAAGGAATCAGTTTCTAGGTAGAACCGCTCCCAGAAATCAGCATCCGTTAAGTCTTTGGCTGTAGCTCTGGCAAAATATTCCCTTCTCCTGGCTATGTCGGTCATCCTGTTGTCGGAGGCATTGATAGACTTAGCCATTAAGGTATCATAATATCTACCATAGGCAGGAGATAGTTCATCAGCTATATTTGGTAGGTCAGCCTTAATCTTATCCGCTACCCTCTGCATTTCACCCTTACTATTCTCCAGGAACAAACTCAACCTATCCATATCAGCATTTATGGAAGCATTCCTCTCAGCAAATGGTAATCCTCTACTCCTCTGAGTAACCCGTTTCATTACTTGTCTTGGAACTGCTCCCTGAACCTGAGCCATATAATTAAGGCTATACATTACTCTGGCCATTTCCTCAGGATTCCTAATCTCTAGGTCGGTGAGGAAATCAGCCAACTGCTTCATTTGTTCTGAAGCCCTTTCAGGACTACGGATAAAATCATCCATCAAAATCTCACGGGATTCATCCATCCTAGCTGTTATCTGTTCAGGATTGCTAATTAAAGTACCATCATCCATATCCTTTATCAGCTTATCCCTAACCGCTCTAGGCATATCAGGATGCTCAGATAGGATGTTGGACACCTCTCTCCTATGAATAGCCTTTCTGGTGAATAACTCCTTTGAATAACGAATAGAGTCTGGATTAGCCGATAATTTAAGGTCATTAACAGCTTGATAAACTTCCTTGGCAAATTTCTTATCAGCCAATCTAGGCCTAGGAGCATCTATCTTAACCAACTTCTCAAAGGTATCTCCACCCATTTCCTTTAATATCTGGGTAGCTCTACCATCTACAAAGCCTCTGCGGAAACCAATCCCTATCTGACCAGGCTTCTCTACCAGCACTCCATAAGTCTTTTCACCAAATCCTTTGGCTAATCCACCAAGGCTCAATATCCAGTTAGTTTGCATAGCCTCGGAACCCTTCCTCAACTCACCTAAGGTTTCTGACCAAGCATCCCTCATCAGGTTGGGGTCATAGCTAATTCCTACCCACTTCCTGGAAAACCTAACAGGATTAAATCTATTAGGCATAACCCCACCCAGTATTGAACGGATTACATCCTCCACCACATTCATTGGCCCATACAGGGCAAAACATAGATAGGATTCAGCAAATGGTCTGACTAACCATCTATCTATGGAATTACGCCACACCTGCTGGGCTCTTAGGCTAACATTCTGCATGGAGGTGGAAAAGACTCCCATCTGCTTCCTGGCTAGATAGGCTGTACTTTCCTCAGTAGCCATAAAGATGCGGAAGTTTCTCCTACCCAGAGCATAAACAGCATTAACTGGAGTTACAGCCTGGCCAATTGCTGTTGCTCCTCTAACTATAAAGTTGGCTCGGTCATCCAACATTCTCTGAGCAAGTTTCCAAGCATCCTCAGTATTTTCTATGTTTAACCTAACCAACAGTTCTCTGGCTGCCTCACCAAGAGTTAGCTTCTGTC